CTAACGCTGCCCTACAAGTAGCACAAGGCAAATCAGCGGAGGATGCTCTAAAGGGTGCTGTAGTCGGTGGAGTGGCGGGTTTTGCAGGTGGTCAAGTTGGTGACTATTTGGTGGCTGACCCCGGCGCGGTGAAGAACTTTGTCTCAAGCACTGCGGCAAACATGGTGGCGGGTAAAGACCCCGAGACTGCGGCTAAAACTGCACTTGTACAAACCGGAATTCAAGGCACAGCGGATGTAATCTCTAAAGCACAAGCTGAGAAGTATCTTGAGAATCTTCCCATTCCCGACTATTTGGATGCTGGCCCTGCACCAACAAGCGCAGACACAATGGCGGCATTTCCGGAGACCAATCCGGCAAACATTCAAGGCCCACCGGAGGCCATTGATACAACACTGCTAGACCTATCAACTGCTGCACCATCTACGCCAACCACACAGACATACACCTATGAGGATGGAAGCACCCTAACGGTAGACCAAAGCGGTGGTGTAGTTGGTTACACAGATGCAACCGAAACCCCATACAAAGGGCCGGTAGAAACGCCATCAAGCCCACTCACGAAGTCTCAGATTGAGGGCATGATTAAACTCGGTCTTACTGTGGCTGGCGCAAGTGCAGCGGCTAATGCAGTGCAAGATGCCATATCTAGCGGTGGTGATGCGCCTCAAGGCGGTTTCCCATTCACTCCGAGCGACATATCCGGATGGGCAAGCCCCGAGTACACGCAGACATGGCAAGCCCCGATAGACATAAACTCACTGTTTACCACTGACAATCTGTTAGGCGGCACTCAATGGGCTGGACTGCAAGGCAACCAATTCGCCAATATCCCGCAAGTTTCAATGTCTGACTTCATATCGAGTATCCAAAATGGAAAAGTTTGAACTTGCCAAAAATCTGCTCTCCGATGAATTCTTCTTAGAAGAAATGGAAGCATTAAAGCAATCTGAATTGCTGAATATAGTTAACTCTGCGCCGGAAGATATTGAAGCGCGAGAACTTGCATATTTAAAAATTCATGCTTTACAATCAATTAAAGGCCACTTTGAATCAATCGCATCTACGGGGCTGATTGTGAAAAAGCGGTGGAAGATTTTGTAATCGTTGATTACACCGTGGCACTCGGTAAGTGCTGACAAAATGGGTTAGAAATGAGTGATAACACGGCTCCGCAAGGAAGTGAATCGCTGAATGTGGAACAAGCTGCTTCCGCATTCTTTGGGTTAATGGACTCTGAACCGAACGCCGAAGGCCAAGTCGAACAGAGTGCAGATTCAGAGAATGATGAGGGCGTTGATTCCGAGTTGGTGGATTCTGAAGAAGTTGAAACAGAGCGAGCGAGCACTTTTCGTGTCAAAGCGGCAGGGGAAGAACGCGAAGTAACTCTCGATCAACTTATTGAGGGCTATCAACTTGGGGCCGACTACACAAAGAAAACCCAAACGCTTAGTGAACAACGCCGCGCTGTGGAAGCAGAACGGTCGAAGATTGACGAAGCAAACAAGGTAAGAGATCAGTATGCTCAACGCTTGCAGATGATGGAACAATTCCTAAGTCAGCAAACGAAGGGTGAGAACTTGGATGCTCTGAAGGAAAGTGACCCAATCGGGTATGCGGTTAAGGTAGCAGAAAAGCAGCAACGCAATGAACAACTTGCGGTCTTGAAGGCAGAACAACAACGCATTGCTCAACAGCAACAAGCGGAACACTCTGAGAAACTTCAAAGCCATATTGCTCAAGAAAGCCAAAAACTTTCTAGTTCTATACCCGGATACGCAGACCCCAAAGCTGGCGACCAAATCCGAAAGGATATTCGGGACTACGCCAAGTCGATAGGGTGGACTGACCAAGAGTTAGCCAACGTCTATGATTCTCGCGCTGTTTTGAGTTTGTATCACGGGATGAAGTATTCCTCTTTGCAAAAGGGCAAGCCGGAAGTATCTAAGAAGGTACAAGAAGCACCCCGAATGATGAAAAGCGGAGTTTCCCAACCGAGAGACAATCAAGAACAGCACAAAAAAGCAGCGGCGCAATTGCGTAAGACCGGAAAAATCCGAGATGCCGCAAATGCGTTTGAACGGTTCGTTTAATTTAAGGATTCAATCATGGCAACCTACCAAACCTATACCTCCATCGGTCAACGCGAAGATTTGTCCGATGTGATCTATTCAATCTCCCCCACCGACACGCCTTTCATGTCGTCCATCGGCAAGGGCAAAGCAACCGCAACCAATCACGAATGGCAAACCGATGCTCTCGCATCTGCCGTCTTGACCAATGCAGCAGTTGAAGGCGATACCGCCTCTGACGCAACTTTGGGCGTGACCACTCGTGCTGGTAACAAAACTCAGATCAGCCAAAAGACCGTGAAAATCTCCGGCACTTTGGAAGCTGTGGACAAAGCTGGTCGCAAGTCTGAAAAGGCTTACCAATTGGCTAAAGCCTCTGCTGAGATCAAGCGCGACATGGAGACCACTCTGTTGTCAAACCAAGCAAGCACGAACGGTTCTTCTAGTTCTGCTCGTAAGTTGGGCGGTTTGCAAACATGGCTGGCAACCAACGGTGACTTCGGCACGAACGGTGTTGCTGGCGCAAGCGGCACGACCACTCGTACCAACGGCACTAACCGTACCTTTGACGAAGCCACTCTGAAAACTGTGGTGAAAGAGGTGTATGCCTCCGGTGGCAATCCCAAAGTGTTGATGGTCAACCCTGCTCACAAGCAGTTGGTTTCTGCCTTCACGGGTATCGCTGCACAGCGTTTCATGGCTCCTGCTGATGCTCCTACGACCATCATCGGTGCGGCAGATGTGTACTTGAGCGATTTCGGCACGATCTCTGTCGTTCCCAATCGTTTCATGTCATCCACCAACACTTGCGATGAAGCTGCCTTTGTGTTGGATACCGACATGGCTGCTGTGGCCTATCTGCGCCCCTTCCAAACCAACGAGTTGGCTAAGACGGGTGATGCGGAAGTGACTCAGTTGCTGGTGGAATACACCTTGCAAGTGAACAACGAAGCCGCACACGGCATCATTGCTGACTTGACTCCCTAAGAGTGAATGCCCCCATGTTTAAACGCATGGGGGTTTTTCTATGATCGAGTTTCGTAAATCTGTTGCTCACGCCGATGGCGATGGCGGCATCGTTATTGAGACACGCCAAGATGTAACAGCGAACATTGAGCAAAATCTCAAGGAATTCAATTCCTATGATGAACGAGCAAAATGGTCGGATGATATGTTTGGCAACAAGGTAGCGTCAATTCCTTTAACGGTGATTGATGACCTAAATGCAAAAGGCATCATGCGGGGCTTTGCTGTGGTTGATGAAAAGCAATTCAAGGTATGGCTTAACAGTCCGGATAACCGATTTTTTAGAACACGACCGGGGCGCGTATGAGCATTGCTACATTCTCTGAACTGAGTACAGCGGTAGCCAACTATTTGGCCCGTAGTGACCTAACAGATCAGATTCCCGACTTCATTCGTTTTGCAGAACTGAGACTCCGCAGAGAATTGCGGATTCGTCAAATGCTCAAATCTGTGACCACTACGACAACGAGTGGTGACGGTACGGTAGAGATACCCTCAGACTTTCTTGAGGCAAGAGACTTCTATGTAACGGGGAACCCTCCCCAACCACTTAGTTTCTTGTCTCCATCGGTGTTCATTCGGAACACTGATTCTCATGTTCGCGGTAAACCGTTGAACTACACAATTTTGGCAACTGAGTTTCAGTTAGCCCCAATGCCGGACAATGTGTACACGCTTCAATTGCTGTACTACTCTGCTCCGACATTCCTATCAAGCGGAAATTCAAGCAATGCGTTTATGGCTAATGCGCCGGATGCTTTGCTGTACGCTGCTCTCTTAGAGGCAGAACCGTACATCATGAACGATGCAAGAATTCAGACATGGGCGACCATGTATCAAAGGGCAATCGACACATTGACTCGCTCAGACGAGACGGCTCAATACTCGGGTGTACCACTCGCAATGACTTTATCAAAGAGGTAAAAAATGGCTGCAATGTCGAACTACTTAGAGAATGCTCTTATCAATGAAGTCTTACGGGCCACCGGATATACAGCACCTACTACTGTTTATGTTGCTCTGTTTACGAGCGACCCTACTGATGCTGGCAGTGGTACTGAGTGCAGTGGTACGAGTTATGCTCGTCAGTCTGCTACTTTTGCTGCTCCCTCTAATGGTGCTTCTAGCACTAGTGCAGATATCAATTTCCCGCAAGCTGGTGGCTCATGGGGAACCATCACCCACTTTGGGATTTTTGATGCTCTCACTACTGGCAATCTGTTGGTGCATGGTGCTTTGACCACTTCCAAAACAATCGACACGGGCGATGTGTTCAAGATCGCTAGTGGTTCTCTGACTGTCACCTTTGCGTAATGGCAGATGTTTGTGGCCCATTCACGCTTGAACAGCTAGACCTATTCGGGAGCATCGATAGTCTAGCCTTCTCGCTTGATTCAACCGTTTGGACAGATGCGAATGTTTGCATCTTAGAAGCGGCGGCATCCGCATCGGGTGCAGGGTCAGTCAGCGCAAGCCCCATAGCGATATTGGTGGGGGCATCGTCTGTCAGTGGTGACGCACAAACGCAGATAACTTACATTCGTGTAAGGAACTCTAGTTCATCGGTAAACAGTACCGCTAGTTCTTCTTCCGGCTCACAAGTCACCTATGTTTCGAGTGCCTCAATAACGGGGCTTGCAACGGTCTCGGGTGACGGGACAAGGGTAAGGTTAGGTGCGGGGTCAATAAGTGGCATAGCGACCGTTCTAGCGGCTGGAACCGGTATCTTCTCAAGTGGTTCGTCTGTATCCGGCTCTGCTTCCATTGTTGGTGACGGGTTTAGGGTTAGACAAGGCGCGGCGAGTCTGTCCGGTGAGGGTACGGTTTCTGCGACTCCAATCAGAATCAGAACATCTAGCGGGTCAATTAACGGGACTTCTAGCGTCTCGGCTCTCGGTGGATTGGTATCGAGTGCGGCGGGGATACTTGAAGGAATAGCGACTGTATCGGCTGTGCCATCGGTGACAGTTCAAGCACAAATGTCGATCAGTGGGACGGTAACGATTTCTTTCATTGGCATCCGATTGGGTGACAATTGGTCGAATGTCGCGGCAGACACGAACACATGGACTGATGTGAGTGTTGGTGGGAATACATGGACAACGGTAACGGCGGACGCGAGTACATGGACAGATGTGGGAACATCGGGAAATACATGGACAGACACGGCAACGGGTTCAAATGATTGGTTAAGGAACGGATGATGCCTACTCAAAGAATCGCATTAGGTGAATGGTTACCCGATCAGCCGGGGCTGACGGGGGCATTGACTGTGGCAAAAAACTGTTTTCCGGTGACTGCGGGATACGGTGCATTTCCGGCAGAGGCTAATTTCTCTGCGGCGGCTGCGGAGGATTTGACCTCAATCATTTCTGCCAAAGACCAAAGCGGCACGACAAAACTGTTTGCTGCGGGACTGCACAAGATTTATTCTGTGGACTCTGTGGGTGCTTTAACGGGTGTTTTTAGCTTCACGGGCACTTATGCCCAAAGCGGCACGACCACTCTCACGGTGACTTCCATTGCTCACAAGCTGAAAACGGGCGACTCTGTTTACTTAGACTTCACAAGCGGGTCGGCGGCAGATGGTCAATTCACGGTGACTAAACTCACTGTGGACACATTCACGGTAACGACTACCTCCGCGACCACATCGGGCAATGTGACCATATCGTCAACCTCAACGGGATACAACACGGGCGCAACCGATAGATTTCGATTTACTCTGTTTGGCAATCAAGTAATCGGCACTAACTTTTCTGAGAGACTACAAGTCTACTCAACGGATGGAAGTTCATCGTTCAAGAATCTTTCAGACAGTGCGCCCGTTGCGAAGTTCATCACTGTGGTGAGGGATTTTGTAGTCTGTGCTCATTTGGCTGAGAGTGGCACGACTCGCTCATATCGAGTGCGGTGGTCAGCAATCAACGATGAGACCAATTGGGTGGAGAATGTAAACACTCAGTCGGACTATCAAGACATTCCCGATGGTGGGCACATCACGGGCATTCGCGGTGGTGAGTTTGGGATTATTCTGTTGGAGAAGTCAATCTCTCGGATGAGTTATGCCGGAACACCGTTTATCTTCCAATTTGACAATATCTCTCGCGGTAAGGGCTGTATCGCGGCGGGGTCGGTTTGTCAGTATCAAGGGCTAACCTTCTTCTTGTCGGATGACGGGTTCTATGTCTGCGATGGGCAGAAAGTAACCCCCATCGGGGCGGAGAAGGTTGATCGCTTCTTCTTCAATGATGCTAATTTGGACTTGACCACAATGTCAGCGGCGGCAGACCCCATCCGCAAACTGATTATGTGGAACTACCTCTCCACTGACGGCACAAGAAAGCTGCTCGTGTACAACTTCACGATTGGCAAATGGTCTTTGATGGAGACCACAGCGGATTACATTTCAGATGCTTCTACTGCCTCTGTGACGCTTGAACAATTGGATTCTGTGAATGCGTCTATCGATGCTTTGGCGGTGAGTATGGATTCGGCTCTGTACGCCGGTGGAAAGTATTTTCTCGGTGGGACAGACGGGACACGGGTTATCACTTTCACCGGAGCAAACAAATCAGCGGTGTTAGAAACGGGCGATATAGATGCCGGACGCTCGATAGTGATGTTGGCCCGTCCTTTGGTAGATAACGGCTCTGCGAGTGTTTCTGTGGCCTCTCGGACGCTTCTAACGCAAAGTCTATCGTTTGGGTCAGCGTCTGCGGCTGACACTGATAACCGTGTGTCTCTGAGAAGTTCCGGCAAGTACCATCGTTTGCGGATGCAGCCAACTGGAGACAATTGGAAAACCGCGATGGGTTTGGATGTTGATGTTGTTCAGCAAGGCATCCGGTAATGTTTAGGTTACTTCCTAATTTCGGTGGTGAACCGAGAGCGGTTGCGGAGATCGTCAACGGCATCATGAATGGCAAGACCAACAATGTCGGGATTGTCACGCTTGCCACCGGAGGGGCAACCACTACAACCATCACTGATAGACGCATTGGGGCAGACAGTATCCTACTGTTTACACCTCTGACAGCGGCGGCAAATACCGATTCTGTGCCCTACGGGGCATTTCAAGACAGTACCGACCAAACAGCGGCTAACACTACGACAGCTTACGCGATCACTTTTGACACGACAGATTATTCAAACGGGGTAACTCTGTCCAACAGCAGTCGATTAAATGTGGCGAATGCGGGAATTTATGACATTCAATTTAGCATTCAGTTTAAGAACACGACAAACGACACTCAAGATGTGGATGTGTGGTTTCGCAAGAACGGGACGAACATCGACAAGTCAAATTCTCGGTTTGGTATGCCAGCTAGAAAATCATCCGGAGACGCTTCCCACACTGTCGCAGCGTTAAATTTCTTTGTGGAGTTAGCGGCTAGTGACTATGTAGAACTCATGTGGAGACCATCGGATACGGGTGTATCAATCGAGCAATACCCGACAAGCACGACCCCAACCCGTCCGGCTGTGCCCTCTGTGATTGCTACATTAAGCTATGTCAACACCTCATCATCGTTCAATGTGTTTGTCAGTTCAAGGGGTAAGGGAACCGCTACGCTGACGCACTTTGCCAATTCAACCGCTGACAAAACATACGGATATGTAATAGTTGGCTGATACAATGACTCTAGTGGATGAACATACGGATATGTAATAGTTGGCTGATACAATGACTCTAGTGGATGACCCTGCTGGAGTCCTTTTAATGAAAGGATAAGTCATGGCAACGCAAATGCAGACCTCTACTACCACAACGGCGGTAGACCCCACAATCCAACCATATCTGACTTATGGGCTGTCTGAGGCACGAAAGCAATACGAAGGCGGTGGCCCACAGTTCTACCCCGGTCAAGGGTATGTAGGCCCATCCACTGCCACACAAACTGCCCTTCAAGCCCTACAAGCAAGGGCAATGGCTGGCAACCCTCTGTTGTCTCAAGCGCAAGGCAATGTAAGTGGGATGCTCGCGGGTGACTATCTCGGCGGTAACCCATTCTTTCAAGGCGCATTCCAACCCGCAGCGACTGCGGCACAGACTGCATTCCAAAAGTCCATTGGTGACATCTCCTCTGCTGCCTCAAAAGCCGGACGATATGGCTCGGGTGCGATGGGCGACCTTCAAAGTCAAGCGGCTGGAACCTTTGCACAGAAACTCGCTGACACTGCGGGGAAGCTGTCTTACGAGAATTACGCTCAAGAACGCCAAAACCAAATGCGAGCACTCGGCATGGCTCCGGGCCTCGCAGAGGCCGACTATGGCGATATCAACAAATTGTTGGGTGCTGGTCAATTGGGCGAAGGTTATCAAACCTCTGCTTTACAAGCGGATATGGCGCGGTATAACTTTGAGCAAAACGCACCACAAAAGAACCTAACAAACTATCTGAATATGGTTTACGGGTTCCCTGCTGGTCGGACACAGACGCAAACCACACCGTATTACACGAACCCAACCGCTACGGCATTGGGTACGGGTTTGCTCGGACTGAATCTGTACAACACTGCCAATCAAGCAACCGGAGGCGGTTTGTCGAGTGGATTAAGAAGCGGATGGGACTTTTTAACTAGTGGCTTTGGCTCTCCCGTTAACACGGGCCTATATGATGACTACTCAAGACGCAATGATGTTGATACCAACTTCTAAGGACAATCATGGCACTACTTGACATATTCGGTACGACTCCTTCCTACTACGGTGGTTTATTGGGTGAGGATGAGTTAAATCGCGTCCGGCAACAAGCCCAACAGCAAGCACTGCAAAACACCGCATTGGCTCTCTTGCAAGCTGGCGCACCGAGCAGAACGCCGGGGAACGAAGCACTCGCCATAGCACAAGGTCTAGCAGGTGGTCAGCAAGCCTACAAGCAGTCAATGGAAGATGCTTTGCGCGGCAAGATGAGCGAAATGCAGATTATGGACTTCATCCAAAAACAGCAAGAGGCCAAAGCACAGAAACAGCGGCAACAGCTTGCACAGCAAATCACAATGCAAGGGTATCAACCCGAGCAACAGCAAATCTTCAACACGCCATCTGCTGTATTGCGTGACGAAGAAGGTAACTTGATGCCGGGGGCAAACATTAGGCCCGAAGGATTCAATCTCCAAAGCATTGCGCCTAAGTTGATGGCACTTGGCCCCGAAGGACTGCAACAGTTATCCGCACTGTCAGCCGCACAAAAGGCGATGCTCGGTGAAGCATTTACTTTGGGCGAAGGGCAAAAACGCTACAGAATGACACCGACCGGAGCAGTGTTAGAGGCCGAAGGTGCGGCAAAGCCATTGGCATTGACGGGGGATGTGGGTAACGCTGCCATGATTCTTTATGGCACTGCTGACCCATCTAAGCTGCCACCAACGGCAAACACGGCAATCAATCAATTTCTGAGTGCTCAGAAACCGGAAAACATTTCCGCACCAATCAAAGAGGCAATGCAGATTCTTGGCATTCCCCGTGATGTAAGCAATCTCACGGCTGATGATAGAGTGGCAATCAAGTCTTACATTGATCGTAAAGAAACTTTGAAGGCTCCGAAAGTTCAAGTTGACATGAAAGACCCCACCGCTGTGGCTGATCGTCAACTAAAAACCATTAGTCAATGGGAAAACTTTACCAAAGGCTCCGGAGATCAAGAAATTGCAAGTCGCATTGGTGCATTCAACGAAGCATTTACATTGGCTCAAAAGGGCAATGTTAGTGCTGACGGTGCATTGATCTACAACTTAGCAAAGATTTATGACCCTGCTGGTGCTGTGCAAATGGGGGATGTAAAAACCATCATTGGTAACCGATCAATTCCTACACAAATTCAATTGTATGCACAGAGTCTAGCAAGAGGCGGTTCATTCACAAAAGAAGAACGCGAAGCAATGAAGCGCATCACCGAATCAATCACCATTGAACGCCAAGCACAATTGTTGCCTCAATTGGATGTGTACCGGAGTATCAATCGTCAGCTTGGCGGTAATGATGCGGCAATCTTTAACCCGTATGCTCGGATAGGCCGCCCCCCACTCTCTAGCTTTGACGGGAGATAAAAATGGCATTTGATCGTGAAGCTGCAAAACAAGCCGGATGGTTGGATGCCGAGATTGATGCGTATCTTGCCAAACAAAAGATTCCGGAAGCACCCGCTTTAACTGACCCGTATGCCGGAATGAGCAAGCGCGAGATCGCGCAACGCATGACCACATTCCCACAAACGCAATCAATGCCAATGGGGTCGGTTGATGATCTGATGCGTCAACTCGGCTTGACTGCTCGGGCTGGTATCACGGGTGCTACTTCCATTCCCACAATGATGGCAGATGCTTTGACGGGTCTTGTGAATGCTGGAACCGGAAAGCAAACGATGATGCCATCGTCTAAAGGGCTGCAAAACCTCTTAGACTACATCGGGCTACCCAAGCCTCAATCGGCTCAAGAACGGGTCGTGCAAGACATTACAAGCGGTTTAGCGGGTGTTGCTGGCCCCGCTGCTGTGGCTGGTCGTATGGTTCCGGCTGCAAAAGAGTTTTTCACGACAAATCTTCCGGCACAAGTCGGCTCGGCTGCGGGTGCTGCGGGTCTATCCGGTTACGCAAGGGAAGAAGATGTAGGGCCGATGGGTCAACTGTTGGCATCTTTGGCGGGTGGTGTTGGTGGTGCTGGCGGCATGGTGGGTTCTACCAAACAGATGCGCGAAGCAAATATCCCCGCTGTGATGCGGACTGCTCAAGAGTTTGTGCGTCCATTGACTGAGGGCGGTCGTGAGGTAATCACGGGTAAGGTTCTTAGATCATTGGCAAGGGAGCCGGAAACCGCTATCGAGAACATTGCAGCGTTTAGGCCAACTGTCCCCGGCTACCAACCCACAACGGCACAAGCAAGCCGAGATATTGGGTTGATCTCTGCTGAGACTCCGATTAGGGGTTTGGCAACGGGTGGCCCATTTGAGGCGCAACAGTATCAAGCCAATCAAGCGCGGTTAGCCATTGTTGACCGGATGGCAAAAGATGAAGAAGCACTCAAGCAAGCCATTGCCAAACGCGATGAAGTCACTGACCCAATGCGTGAAAAAGCATTTGCAGCGTCTACGGTATCACCGGAGACCTTCCAATCTGCTGTATCTCTGACGGTCAACAAGACCATTGATGACATTTTGGCCTCAGATGTTGGCGCAAGGGGTACGGTCAAAAAGGCTATGACTTGGGCTAGAGATCAATTGGCAGAGGGAACCACTCCGCAAAGGATGTATGAAGTTCGCAAAGATTTGCGCGATGCGGCTCAAGGTCTGCTAGACAAAGAAGGCTCGGCCTACAGTTTGGCAAAGGGTCAGCTAGAGCAAGTGATTCGATCTGTTGATGATGCGATTGATGCGGCTGCGCCGGGGTATAAAGATTATCTCGAAAAGTATGCGGCATCTAGCAGAGGTATTGAGAAACTAGAAGCGGCTCAAGGGTTCAAGAGTAAGGTTATTTCAACGATTCCAGACCCATCACGGGCTGGAGATTTCTTGTTGTCTCAACCCGCATTTACTCGGGCTATTCGTGCTGCTGAACAAGACACAAATCTTTCAAAGACTCAGTTAATGATGTTGAAAAGGGTGGCGGAAGATTTGGATTCCGGTGTATTGTCTCGGGCGGCTAAGTCGCCGGGGTCTGATACATTCAAGAACATGAGTTTTGCAAATGTGATTGGCGGCATTGTTGGTAAACAGATGTTTGGCGAAGTAAGCCCCGCACTGAACAAAGTCGCGGCTCCAATGAATTGGCTTTATAACGGCACTGATGACAAAATCAGAGAGTTATTGGTAGAGTCAATGCTAGACCCTAAACTTGCTGCAAGACTGATGCAAAAGGCCAACATCATGCAAGTTGAATCATTGAGCAAAGAACTTCAACGCAAAGCCCTATCAATCGGATATGGCGCAGCATTTGGGCTACAACCGGACTAAGGACTAATCATGCCAAAAGTAAAAATCAGCGAGTACAGTGCTACCGCTAACTCAAACACAGATGTAGCATCAATTAACATTGATGAAGGCTGCGCCCCGAGTGGCATCAATAACGCCATTCGTGCGGTTATGGGCCATCTGAAAGACTTTCAGCAGGGAACCAATGGAGACCCCTTCAATGGCCCCGTGAATGGTACTTTGGGGGCTACTACTGCATCAACTGCATCTGTAACCACACTGACCACATCATCTACTGTTACGCACAATGGCGGCACAGCCAATGGTGTGGCCTATCTCAATGGCTCAAAGGTGCTGACCACGGGTAGTGCGTTGGTGTTTGATGGTAGCAATTTGGGTGTGGGCAATGCGCCATATGTTTGGCTATCTTCTTTTCGCTCATTAGATGTTGGCCTCTACCGCAAGTTTTGCCTACTTTAACAGCGGCTCTTATGTGTATAACAATGCATATTACAATACCAGCAGTAATTTAGTTTATAAAACAACTGGATATGCCCAAAGCTATATTCAAAATTCTACTGGGCAACACGTTTGGCAAATAGCCGCCTCTGGCACAGCAGGTAACGCAATCACCTTCACCCAAGCAATGACCCTTGATGCCAGCGGTAACTTGCTGGTGGGGGCTACGAGTGCTTTTACAACTGGTGCTGTAAATGCAACTCAAATTTCTTCTTCTGGTGTTGTTGGTATTTCAACTGCAAGTGATGCCCCACTTTATATTTCAAGACGAACAACTGATGGAGCAGTTGTCGTAATACGCAGAGACACAACACAAGTTGGTTCAATTTCAGTTACTACAACGGCTACTGCATACAACACATCTTCAGATTATCGTTTAAAAGATGTTACAGGGCCAGTAACAGGGGCTAAAGATTTCATCATGGCTTTGCAACCAAAGCAAGGAACATGGAAGGTTGATGGTTCTAAGTTTGTTGGTTTCTTGGCGCATGAGTTTCAAGAGGTTAGCCCATCATCTGTAACTGGCGAAAAAGATGCTGTAGACGCTGATGGCAAACCAATCATGCAAGCAATGCAAGCATCAAGCGCAGAGGTGATGGCAAACTTGGTTGCACATATTCAAAATTTAGAAACACGCTTGGCAGCACTTGAAGGAGCATGAATATGATTACTTGGAACATCAGTCAACTTGACAGACAAACCTCAGATGGTTTTGTTACTACCGCACATTGGCAAGCAAATGCAACAGATGGGGATTACTCTGCATCTGTGTACAGCACTTGCTCATGGAGTGAAGGCGCTGCAACCATTCCATACGCTGACTTGACCAAAGAAACAGAATTAGGATGGATATGGGCCAACGGTGTGGATAAAGACGCTGTTGAGGCTTCTTTGGCTGCTCAGATTGCAGAACAGAAAGCACCAAAAATTGCAAGGGGTTTGCCTTGGAACTGAATCTTACCGTTGAAGAAGTAAACAGCATTCTTCATGTATTGGGCGAACTTCCCACCCGCATGAATGCCTATCCTCTCTTGATGAAGATCAAAGAGCAAGCGGAGGCTCAGTTACCGAAAGAGCAAAGTGAGTGACATATCAATATGAGCGATATAAAGATGATCTCAGAAACTGAGGCAAAGTTATTCGCGCATGAGCAGATATGCACTGAACGCTACATCAAGA